TTACTTACTGAGTAAGAAATGAAGGTTAACTCTAATATATTTTAAAAACTGCTGCTCCGTTTTAACATGTAATTTTCGCATAATGCTCCGGCGGAGTGACTTTGTCTGCTCTTCAGAAAGTGAAAGTAAAGCGGCCGTTTCGCTTAAATGATAACCGCTGGCGATCAGTTTTAACAGGTGACGTTCTGTTACTGAAAAATGACGAGTCGTGCAGTAGTGGCAAATGCCAGAAGGGACGCTATGTCGAAGCGCTCGTTTATGTAAGATCAATATCATTTTCCGGGTAATTTCTTCAACATCATCTTCCCGATAAATATGCGGCAGCATATACAGACATGGTCTGAACATGAGCTTTTCTTTATCGCATTTATTACAAATAATCACCCGTAGCTGATGTTGGGTATGCATAGGTATCTGGTAACAGCCTGCGCTGAACCAATCATCATCCAGGGCCAGGAAAGCGATATCGGCATTATCTATCTCTTCTGGCGGCAGAAAGTCAATTTTCTGCTGCCATTGATTCGCCAGACGCGTCATGATGATTTTCAAACCATGCTCAAAGTGACTGTTTTGTTCCTTAATAGCGATACTCAGCATAAAAAATATCCTACACGGCAGGTGAATCATGGTGAAATATTAAAGAAACTTATTGATTTTCTAAATACTGGCGGCCTTAATTCCCACTTTATGCGTGCTGAGATGTGTCCAGGCGATTTCCTGGAACCTGGCATTGCGCCAGAAAAGACGATATTCGTACACTTAGTCAGCAACCAGAACAAAAGCCATTGACTCAGGAGTGCCTGACCGTATAATTCTCGCGTTTCGTCTACACGAAGTCTTCACTTCACAAGGCGCCCTTAGCTCAGTTGGATAGAGCAACGGCCTTCTAAGCCGTGGGTCGCAGGTTCGAATCCTGCAGGGCGCGCCATTATATATCAACTGGTTACGCCTCTTTAATTCCCTCCTTATTTTCCATATGGGACATATTTGGGACATCATCACTGAAAATCGAGTCAATTTGCTTCGCGTGTTCCGTTAAATGGTTCGGCGCAAGGTGAGCATATCGTCGCACCATCTCGATGCTCTCCCATCCTCCCATTTCCTGCAAAACAGAAAGCGGAACTCCGGACTGAATCAGCCAGCTGGCCCATGTGTGCCTCAGATCGTGGAAACGGAAATCCTCAATTCCAGCCCTGCGGCAAGCCGCATTCCATGCTCGCTGGTCATCGACGCGCATCTTTCTGATAGTCGGCGTCCTTGAGCCATCAGGCCGGATGCCTTCTTTCGTATGCACGAACACCCATTTATGATGCTTACCAATCTGGTCACGCAATACCTTACAGGCAGTGTCATTCAGCGCTACGCCAATAGCGCGGTTTGACTTGCTGTCTTCAGGGTTCACCCAGGCAACACGACGCTGCATGTCGATCTGTTGCCACTCCATATTGATGATGTTAGACCGCCTAAGTCCCGTTGCCAGCGCAAATTTAACAACAGATTTCAACGGTTCCGGACATTCTTCAATAAGTCTTTTTGCCTCATCACGCTCAAGCCATCTGACGCGCTTGTTTCTGACAGAAGGAACCTTGATTACAGGCGCTTTCTCCAGCCATTTCCAGTCACGTTCTGCCGCCCGGAGAATGGCCTTCATCAGTGCGAGGTGCTTTGCCTTTGTCGATGTAGTGACCGGTTTAGCTGAATAAACTGGCACTGGCTCTCCATTCTTTTGCGCCGCGGCAGCTTTTATTTTCCATATCTCAAGCTGCTTGCGGTTGCTCATCTTGTTTACTGCTAAGTAAATCTTTTGCTCGGTTACATCCTTTAACCGTACTCCCTCAAAATGCGCCAGCCAGAAAGCCATACGGCTGCGGTCATCTTTCAGTGATTTCTTCTCTGCCTTTTCCTCCAGCCAGCGCATGCAGGCATCATCAAACGTTACGTCAGGAAAATCGCCAAGCCTGTCTACTCGCCACAATTCAGCCTTGCGCTTGTCATGTAGCTCAGTAGCGAGCCGCTTGTCGGAAGTCCCAAGGCTTTCCTTAATTCGCTTCCCGCCCGGCGTCGAGTAGGACGCGTACCATATTTCACCTCTGCGGAAGATGGACATTTTCTTTCCTCTTTTATGTCATCACCCGCGCTCACCTGGACAGTATGCAGCGGAGACTGAAGCGCCGCAATGCAGGCTTGTCGTGTGGTGAGGTAAGGGGATTTCGGTTTGGTTGGGTCTTTACGTGTTGCCTGTAGTCGGCCTGTGCGAATCCAGTTGGTGGCGGTAGGTCTGGATATCTTGAGAAATGCACAGGCCTCATCGAGTGTGAGACTGTGTGATTCCATAGTTACTCCTGGTCAGAAAGAAGCTCTTTTATCCATTTATATGTTTTTGGTGCTCGCTTATCTGGCCTCTTAAGCTCAAGCTTAAGCAGAGCAATAAGTGAATCCCACTCACGTAAAATCGGAGAAAACCGCTTTACCTTTTTCGCTATGAGCGGAAAGCTATCTTTAATTTCAGGTATTTCATCTACGAGCATCATGCATCTTCGCAAATCGGCAGGGTCGCTTGGTGCGTCAAACCGTCCGTGGTAGAAGTTCTTTTCCAGCCCAAGAGCAATAGAAGCCATAGTTGCGCTACTTATGCCAACGTGGCCTTTCGTTTGCCACTTCAATACCTTCATTGCTAAATCAGACATCATTCACTCCATAAAACAAAACCCGCCGTAGCGAGTTCAGATAAAAAATCCCCGCGAGTGCGAGGATTGTTATTTTTGCGGTGGTTCTGGTAGCGGCATCCAGTGGGTTACACCGATAATTTCCATACCCTCCCAATAGTCAAAGAACCCATCATCGTCGTATGTAGCAACGAACATCCCCTGACCCAGACATTTTCCGGTAAAAATTGCGATGGGTTTAGATTCATCATTATCCGGCATCCGCTCACTACAGCTTATCCAACCATCCGGAATTACCGGAGAGTTGCCAGCAGTCTTGAAATTTGGCTTTGCGTCCTGAACCAGAAGGATGTAACCGTTCTTGGCTATATCAAGTTCTGAGACCTCGGTGACAGTACCGAAATAGCGATTCCCGGCATCAGCATCACAAGTGCTGACATCAATAGACACCTCCATGCCTTCGATTAATTCTGGCAACTCGTAAGTTTGGCTTACAGGTTCAGCACCCTGAAGCATGGCGGCGCGACAGGCGTTCCACATGTCAGCAGCAATTGTGCACGCATATTCATCTGGGTTAGCCGTTGGTAAAATGCTCTTAATCACTTCGTAATCAGGTTCAATGGCAGGAGGCACTACCGACGCTGGCTGCTCTTTGCCAACCAGACGCGTTATTTCTGATTCCAGGAGTGAGCCTAAAACTGTACTCGTGCAGTGCTCAGCCCATTCGTTTTTTTTCAGCAGGCCGATGATATTGAACACATCATTGTAAACGCCTGCTTCCTGTACTGGCGGGACGGCATAGACATCAATAACACCGTTATCAATGGGCCACTCGCCATCCTTGATATAATCCGAGGTTCCGCCAACCTGCTGATCGGCAATGTGGAAAGCGCCAATAGGTTCCGCTTCGAGCGATGCCAGTGCGATACGAAACACATTGGCAAGCAGGCTGTCTGAAGATTGGTTATCGTGCGCCGGGTCGCTCAGGAAACCATTGATGAATGATTTAATTTCCGCACGTTCTTTGGTAATAGTGATCATGCCGTAGCCCCTTCTTGATATTTTTCAAACCAGAACACAACCGGCTTTTCGACAACTTCAACCAGACCAAATCGTTCAGCAGTTCTGAAGTTGACGCTATATGCGCGAGCACGTTCTGCCTGCCGCGTAATTTCTTCCCGGAACAAGTCCACGCTGAATGTGGCTTTAAACAGGTTGCACGGCGCACAAGCAGGGAACAGGTTTTCGATAGCATCATTCTCGGGTCGCCAGAATTCCCCAGTTGCAACCGTGCGCCGGGTTCCATTGGTCTGGCGTTCGCCAAACTCCCACTTCCGCAATGCAGCCTCAACATGGTCAGCATGCCAGCCTTTCTCTGGTAGTTCGCATCCACAATAAGCACAGCGACCGCCGAACTTCATGCGTAGCTCTGCACGTTGTTTTTTCGTTAGTGCCATATCACTCCCCCTTAACCTTGATGCCAGCGGCGCGGATGGCTTCGATTACTGCATCGCGATCCAGATATTCCCCTTCATCATCATCGACCATATAAGCCTCATCGATGTGATATCCCTCTGGGGATAGGCGTTTAGGTAGCGCAATTTGCCGCGCCTCCAGTTCTTGAATGCGCTCCTCAAGCTCACAGACTCGGCATTGTTCATCATCGTCAATCAGGTAAAGGCCAATTGTTTCGCCTTCCACCCAGCCGCCGACATCATGGTCGTAACGCTCGCAAGAATACTCACCACTGCTATCTCTGGTTGGAATGGTGTAGCTGTCGAACGGCCCGCCATATGTCGGCACATAACCAAGCGTTTCATGTTCAATCCACATGAAGAACTTGCGCCCGGTTATCGGGCAAACGTCCGGCTTCCAATGGTTGTTAACACTTGCCGCTCTGGACATCTCAACTATCTGCTTTTCTGCTTCCTCCAGTTGTTCGCGCGCATCCCGCATATCATCACGCAGCGCCAGCGCCACGGCTTCGATCGCGTCTTTTTCCCGCTGGAGTTGAATATTCTCGTCAAGCAGCGCCAGCATGGCGGCGGGGTTGGCTGCGGCAATGTAGGCAGTGTTGTAATGGTCTTGCTTATCATCAACATCATCACCTTGCTCCACATAAGCCAGGTGTTTGGTATACCCATCTTCATCGGTAAACCAGATATTTTCCTGCTCCATTTCCCACGGCCCTTGTGTCGCCCTCTCCGCCACTTCACGAAGCGCACGTTTGTCGATGTTCATACCGCACCGCCTTTACGAGGTTGGGCGGCGAACTCGCAAACTGTTACACCGCCTTCTTCTGTGTAATCTGCTGACGAGATATGCAGACCATGAACAATGCTGCCGTCGTCACGTTGAATGTTGCCAACCCACAGCAGTCCGTCAGTAAAATCACCGTCCCCGGATTCATGACCGTCACCACATTGTGAACAAATTAACTCAATGTCCGATGGCTCAAGGAAAATTTGTTGAGGGACAAGCACGTAACCATCAGGGATTGCACTTGCCCGCACTTCAGCCAGCGCCGCGTATTTAGCCTCAAGTTCCGCATAATCACTATGACGCACCATATCAGTACAGAATGATTCTCCTGTTATTGGTGGTGATAACTGGTCACTGACAATCGTGTATATTTTCACTTCTTTCATTTCTTCCCACTCCGCAACATTGCATTCAGATATTTGTTTTCATTCACTGATGGAAAACTCTTTCTCGCCAGCATTTCTTCGCGTGGAATATCTTTGATGGGTTTGAAGCGGTGTCGAATAATCATTTCCGATGGAAGGATTCCGGGGTCGTAGGACAAACCTCTCATGATGAATTCCTCAGTTATTGCTGGTAGCGCCGTAACGCGAACGGTAATTTTTAAGGCGCGGGTCTATTTCAATGAATTGGGTGTAAGTGGCTTTGCGGAATGGCCGGATGGATGTCTGGTAAATTCTTTCGCGCTCTTCTTTCTCTGCAAGCCATATACAGTGGCGAAATTCCTTTTCCTCTTTCGTTTCCTGCGGTAGAGACATTATTCGATCGTAGTTTTTTCTGAATTTATCCAGCACCTCCGATACGGAATTGCCGGAACAGCGGCGCGGGTCATCCGCACCATATAGAGGCGCTGGCATAATTTACTCCAGGGTAGGTTATCCGAATAATGTGGTACGTATATGGTTATTTCTTTCGTAAACGTGATAGCCTGCTTTTTACCGACTCTTCACTTCGCCCGAGAATTTTTGCTACATTTCTTTGTGTATAGCCTGATGAGATAAGCGTCTGCATTCTTTTGTCTTCGTCTTCGCTCCATCTTGGCTTAACGAATGCCGTTTTTAATGACAGTTTTTTTGCTATGTAATAAAACTGATTTATGTTTAGGCCCAGATGTTCTGCTGCACGGCAAGCTACCATGCGACCGCAAACTGACTCCATCTCAGCTGGAGTTATGTTTAATCTTCTCATTAAGCCACCTGTTTAAGCTCATTTATTCTGATATTCATTACCTGAACGCATTTTGTCTGCGCATCATCGTGACCATCCAATAATTGCCAGTCATGCTGATAACGCTCAATTAGCTTTTTCTTGTCAGTTTCTGTTGCTGCATAATCGCTGAAGTCTTTCAGGATTTGTTCGCAGTCAACCGATGGAGATTTCTGGTTGGTATTTTCTGGTGATGGTTGATTGCATGATGCTGGCATGGCCCAGTCCGGCAGCGATGGAGGGAGCCAGTAAAATCCTGTTCCATCCTTCAGTTTGGCCCTGTGCCATCCTTGTTTCTTATCACTGGATATCTGCGCAAAACCTTCCTCAAGGTTATACAGATACCGACCAATTCCCCACTGAACGGCAGCACGCTTCATTGCGCCGGAGCGACCACCTTTGACGGCTTCTACCTGTGTGTTTTCAGCAGCATCCCATTTAGTTACCCATTCAGAACCAATCTTGATTGATATGCCGCATTCAACGCCGCCGTTGTTGGGAATATCGCGGTATTCATTGCGCCATCCTGCTTTGCCGCAAACATCGTCCAGGCGTTTCATGATTGCCCTGTTTGTGACATAAGCCAGCACCAAAGCCCACACTTTGCCATCGCGTGTTTTACCGCTTTGCTGTATTCTCCACTCGATATCTTCAGGATTGAACGGGGCGTCGAATTTATTCAAATCCATAATTCACCTCAGAATGGTAATTCGGAAGGATTAGCCAGAAATTCCCCTTTGTTTATTCGCTCGTTTTTGGCTAATGAAAGGCAATTTCTTTTCATCGATTTATTACCTGACTTGCGCCAGTATATTGCTTCTGCCAGGTGATACTGACGTTTTAACCTGCTTAATTCCGGTGTCCTTGCTAAATCCACTGGTATCATTTCCTTTCTCCTGTTCTTTGTGCTGACTAAGCATTTCGTTCATCAGGCTAATGAAAGCTTCGTCTGACCAGTTATCTGTAAAACTCATGGACGGCCTTGTTGTTTCAAAATATCCAAAAGCTTTTCGAGAAAACTTTTCATTCTTGGTTGTTTAAAGTCTGCTCCGGTTAAAATATTTTTTCGTGAATGCTGTACCGATAAAATCGGATTGAAAGGGCGAACCGATGCCGCCCCTGCAATAGCGAACTGTTGCATAGGATGCTCCTTCTGTTTGATTGCATAACGAAAAATGCCTCGAATGAAGCATTATTGGTATGCTAAAAAAGCCGCCCTGACTGCGAGCGGCAAATAACATCAAGGGATGATTTTTCGATTAACCAGAACGAGTCGTCGTCCTCGTTTGGTTACGAGCGATATTGCTCCGTGTATTCACTCGTTGGAATGAATACACAGTGCAGTGTTTATTCTGTTGTTTATGCCAAAAATAAAGGCCGACTATGCGGCCTGAAATTACTTAACCAATGATGCTGCATATTCGATAAGGTAAAGCTTTGGAGCCAGCCAAATTTTTAACCAAGTCATATTGGTTACTGCACCAATAATGAAAATACCCCACATAGTCAAAACTCCAACCAATGGCATGATAAGAAGATTAATATCACCTTTGCTATCCCAAACCATTGTCGGCCTGTATTTGGGATTTCCCTTCTCCCATGAATATTCTTCATCACCGATTTTACCTGTCTCAACTCTTTGGCACTGCTTCTTCATAAACCAGAAAACCAGGGGGATTGTTAGAATGGCTATTAATGTTTTAATCAGACTGTCAACCATATTCCATAGCAGCAACTGATGAACAACATCAGGAATCTGTGCCTGGCTAAATGAAACAGCCGCATCTATTCCATTACTGGCTTTTTGCAGTAGTTCTACGAGAATCTTGTTTGCCTGTTCTTCCATATCTCACCTCAAATAGTGGATTGCGGTAGTAAAGATTGTGCCTGTCTTTTAACCACGTCAGGCTCGGTGGTTCTCGTGTACCCCTACAGCGAGAAATCGGATAAACTCTATTCACCCCTACAGAAAGCAAAAAGAGAATCGCCGATGAACAACTCATGGTGGCAGGAACTAATGCATTTTTTCCTGCAAGGAATGACACTTAAACAGTTGATTCATATGCTCATCATCCTGATTTTACTGATTGTCGTTATGCCGGTAAGTGTGAAAGAATGGGTAAACCTGCATAATCCAGAAATCCTTCCTCATTACTGGATGTATTACATCCTGCTGTTCTGTGTTAGCTATGTGCTGAACGGTGTTTTTAATTCCGTTTATCACGCTGTTACTGAAAGAATTGAGGCATCAACTGCTCAGCAGCGTAAGGCCAGAGAAGAAAAAGTCGTCCGGGATTTGTTTGATTCGTTAACTCCTGGCGAAAGAGCGTATTTGGCTTTCGCCGTAGCTGCCAATAATCAGCTAAAGACGGAAAAAGGAAGCCCTGAATCAATTTCATTGCTCGAAAAAGGGCTTCTTATTCGGATACCTTCTGCTACTGGATATCCTGATACCGACCGTTTTGTTATCCCGGAAAGCTATAGAAATGAGTGCTACATTAGGTTTGCCGGGAAGTCAGACATTCTTATGAATGAACTTATTGCACAGGACGAAAAGCTCAAAAAATAACGACTTAACCGACAAATACTTTACCTCGCTGTTATTTGTTTGCTCTTACGATGACCCGCTGCGTAAAGTGCTACGTCTGGAAGACATACACCTGTTTCTGGTGGCTTATGTCCGAACTCATTTGCGTACACAATGGCTGCCCGCTCCAGATTGCGTCTGTATTCTTCCAGATGCCAGAATGCATCTTTCGCCATGAACTGAAGTGATTTTGCGTCTTCAATACGTTTTGGCGTTTCATGTTTTCCTTTGGCCTGAATCTGCGCACGGCTAAGGGTAGGACGATGCATTACTTCTGAGCTTGCCGTTACCGCATTCTGAAGCGCTGCACGGCGCTCACGACGACGACCTTCTGCTGAGCCATTGAAAGCTGTTCTACGTGTCATATAGACCTCCTGATGAACTTTGGTGATGCGATGACAGATGCTTATCTTCTGGTTGCCTCGATGGACTGCAATTCATCGCATCCCAAAGCTCACTTTGGTCGTTCCGGCTTTTCAGCCGCGTAGATTCATCTCTGAATCGTTGTATGTTCACCGTCCTGGTGAGTAGTGCGTCCTGTTGATGTGTTTATATTGAACCAATAGTACATAACATGCAAGAACTATTGGTACATTTTTATTGTAAATGCTTTGTTCTTTCAGTACGTTTTTGAAAAATAAATGAATTTATTTTTATAAATCCTCTATGCCATACTGTTCTGAACAAAAAACGAGCGAGGAATCTGTGTGAAAAGTGAGGAAGAGTTCTTTGCGGAGATTCACCCGCAGGCGGTTGAGGTTCTCGGTACGGCGCTGATGCTGGAGCAACAAAAAAATGCAGGAGAATTGAAAAACAGCAGGAGAAATTATTCAGGTACTGTGGCAGGAAGAGGATGTGGACTTGGCCGTAGAACTGGCTATTGATGTGCTGTCATTGCCGAAAGAGTAGGTATCTTTGTGGTTACAAGGTGGCGGGCAAATGGATGAAATAGCTATGCGTTGGCATAATTATCAATGAGTTACGTTGGCGGGCGAATGGTTTACGTAGGGTTCGACAGGCAGTAAAAACCCGGCGCGGGGGCCGGGGGAATAGGTTGACACATTTTGCCACTGTGCCATACTTCAATTACGCCAAGACTGCGACATCTTGCGGGTTCGGGAGACCGACTTGGCGTCGTACTACCAAGTTTTATGTGGCAGCTTTACAGCGCCAAATCCTTCTATTTTGCCTTCCGATGACCTTCTATAAGAACCTTTGAATTTATCTGAAAATCTTCTGTCGCCGTTTTTGCACGATCGCAGGACAGCTCCAGCGACCATATCAGCCAACTGAATGCCGACACTCAAATGTGAAGGGGATATAAACAAACCACCAATGATGTTTTGGTAGTCGGATGTCTTTGAAAGTTGTGCCTTCATTAATTTGTCGTGATGCTCACGGAGCTTTTCATCGTCACGAGAACCCCTATGATCGCACACAACTATGCCATATTCTGCGCAGCCAGATAACTTGCTCAAATCCTGAAGATAGTACTGAAATCGTTCAGTTAGCTTCTTGTAGCAATGCATGTAAAGAGCATCAGGCGTCCCCATATAGCTTGTTTTGTATGCATTTTCAGTGTGACATGCCACACAGATTACCTTAACCCCTTGATGTGTCTCTATGATGTTATAGATCCCATCTCTAAATCTTTCTCTTTCATCATCACTCAAATGGCATAGCCCGTTACCTTTGTTTTTAGACCCCGCTCGTGAGAAGTGCCGCCACTTAATCTCTTCGGTAACGCCGAAGCTAGCTTTTAATTTATCAAGCGAGATGGCAACAGATTTCCACTCAACCTCTGGTATACAAACACCGCCCAATACAAAAAAAGGTGTATGATTTGTTTTAGAAATAGGTGGCGGTGTCCCTGACTCATCAACAAAAAGCATCTGCATGCGATGTAATCCTTTTATCTACCTCTCATCCCCCAAACATCCCTTCAGTCCATCATCACCCGAATATCTCATCAGGCCATTGGCTTAATTATTACGCAACCATTCCCTTGCTTCTATGTCATCAATGTGTCGTGATTGCTTTAAAATTCCAGCCACATATTCCACTTTGGATACTTCATAATATGGCAATGTAATTGGACGGTGATCTTGATTGATGCTTGTAAACTGATACTCTCCGTCTCGATCGTAACCAAGTACCTTAATCATGTTATGACCTTCGATAGTTCTTACGAAAACCTCATCACCAGGACATACTTTCGTGTTTGGCTCTATAAGAACGTATTCACCAGATTTGATGCGTGGCCACATGCTGTCGCCTTTTACACGCAAACCAAAGGCTTCTGGGTCATCACTATATATTTTTAACCATCCATCACGTTCTTCAGTCATTTCTATAGCGCCATCAACGCCAAGAATAGCTTCTCCAACCACTCGAACAAGTCCCTTTCTCAACTGACCAACAAAAGTTAAAGATTGTGGATCTGTAGTTGTATTTTGCCTTACAGAACCATGCTGAAGCCAAACAACATCAACTTTTAAAAAATTTGCCAGAGCGTTCATTTTTTCCTGGCGTGGCAAAGACTCAGCATTAAACCATTTGCTGACACCTTTTGACGATACATCAAGGGCTCTAGCAATGGCTATTCCCCTACCATGTTCGTCTAACCCAGCTTCTTTACAGGCCTGCGCTAGCCGCTGGGCAAATTCCTGACGCACTTTTTCATTTTGAACCATGAGTTCGATAGTAAAGTAGTTGCAAAAACTTTCAGTTCAATCATAATATGTACTGAAAGTACAAAAAGGAGTAGCCAATGCAAAATCTTGATGAGCCGATTAAAGGCATCGGCATCCCGGAAGTTGCTAGGGCTTGCGGAGTTAGCGAAAGAGCAGTTTATAAATGGCTTAAAAATGGCTTCCTCCCTAAGACTGAATTTTTTGGGAAAACAAGATACGCCTCAAAAATTGAAGAAATTTCTGGGGGGAAGTTTCAGGCAGTTGATTTGCTTGAAATAAGTAAAAAAAATCTTTTATCAGCATAAGCTTTAATACCTCTTTTCACAACGGACATTCGTCCTACGTCGCTGAAAAGCGAACTCCAGATAACAAATCAACCACAGGTTTATGCGCCAGTGCGCATAGCCACAACTAACTATTAACCAAGGAAATACTAAGTAATGGAACTCACAAATCACAGCAAAAAGATACGCGAAGTGGAAACAGAGCTTCGTGCCCGACTCGTATCAATGGGCCAGACAAATTTCGCAAAGATGGCGGGATGGTCTGATTCAAAAGTAAGCCGCCTGAACATTCAGGATATGGCGGTGACGTTCGTTCTTCTGGAGAAGGTATGGGAGACGAGCTTAATCAGGGAAGTGGCAAGGCAAGCGGTGGAAGCTGTGATGCCGAGAAATAAAAAACGCCCGGTGTGCAAGACCGAGCGTTCTGACCAAATCCAGATGGATTTCTAACTACTTTTCGCGGAGTTAATTATGGCAAAAAAACCTTCACCAGACCAGGTAAAAAAGATTCGTTCTGGCATTACCAAGAAAATACGGTTTGAGGTTTTCAAGCGCGATGGCTTCAAATGCCAGTACTGTGGGAATTCTGCTCCAGATGTCATCCTTCATGTCGACCATATCAATCCCGTCAGTAAGGGCGGCGATAACGACATGATGAACCTTATCACTTCCTGCGATGGCTGCAATGGCGGGAAAAGCGACAAGCTGCTCAACGACCACTCAATAATGGAAAAGCAAAGACAGCAACTCCAGGAGCTTAATACCAAGCGAGAGCAACTGGAAATGATGATCAAGTGGCGAGATGGTCTTAAGAGACTGAAAGACGATGTTGTTGATATCGTCGCTACCAAAATTGAAGATTGCATTGCGCCATTTACCGTCAACGACAATGGACGAAAATCCATCAAGAGATGGCTTAGAATATATAAGGTTGAAGAAATCCTCGATGCTATCGAGCTTGCCGCAGACAAAAAACTTACTCAAGAAATAACCCATGAGCTTACTGGCGAATTCTTTGAGTACATCCCTCGCATAGCAGCGACTAAAAGAAAACCTCCTGAAGAGCAAAGGATTCTATATATCAGAGGAATCCTTAAAAACCGCATATACATCAATCAAAACCATGTGATGAGCTATCTCAAGGCATGGCTTTCATACGACTTAGATCTCGATGAACTTACCGAGTTTGCGAAAACAGTACCTAACTGGACAACGTTCAAGGAGTGGGTGTCTGAACGTATTCGTGAAGCTCAAGAAGAACTCCCGTACTAAAGGTGGATAAATGGCACGTTCAAGAAATATCAAACCAGGCTTTTTCACAAACGATGAACTGGCCGAATGCTCTCCATATGCCCGCCTCCTTTTTGCCGGGCTGTGGACTATTGCTGACAAAGAAGGGCGATTGGATGATCGCCCCAAAAAGGTTAAAGCGCTCGTTCTGCCGTTCGACAACGTTGACTGTGATGAACTTCTTCAACAGCTACATCAGCGTAAATTTATCAATCGTTACCAGGTAAATGGTGAAGGTTTCATCCAAATTTCAAACTGGAAGAAGCATCAGAATCCTCACTGCAAAGAAGCGGCTAGTGAGATACCAGCACCAGTAGAGAACAATGACAGCACCGGACAAGAACAGTGCAAGTGCGACAAAGAGGAAGATAAGTATGGTGCTGCATCAACTCAACTCATTGAAAATGATGAAGTACCAGAAAAGCACTATGCAAGTACAGTGCAAGAACCAGTAGAGAACAATTTAAATCCTGCTGATTCCCTTAACCTGATTCCTGATTCCCTTAACCTGATTCCTGATTCCCTTTCTAACACCCAAGCCGCTGACGCGACTTGTGAAGGGACTGGGGCTGATGTCCATAAAATTTCAAGTCGCTATGCATTCGAAGGAAATATCGTTCGGTTAAACCACAAGGACTACGAAGCATGGAAACGCCTGTATCCGAACATTGACCTGAAGTACGAGCTGGAAAGGCTGGATATCGAATTTAGCCATGAGAAGCCAAAGAACTGGTTTATCACTGCCAGCCAGAAACTCAGCTACCAGAACAAGCAAGCGTTATCCAGACCGGTACGCAAGGTTGCTAATGGCCTTCAGGCTGAGGGTTTTGCCACCAAGGACTACGGACAAACTGAAATGCCTTCATGGGCGCAGGAGTGAACATGACGCTGGATGAAAAGATCTCCCAACTGGAGAAAAAACTTGCAGAATTGAGTTCTCCGCCAATTGCTATCGAGCATACAGCTGTAGAAATTGGCACTGGCATCTGTGAAAAACATGGTGAGTTTGAGCAGCGTAACCGTTACTCGACTGGGCCAATTAAGTTTGCCTCAAGACCTAGCGAATGCCCGGAATGCATGAGAGATGAGCTTATTCGGCTACAGGCAGAGAAGATTAAAATCGACGAAGAATCACGTAAGCGCAATGTCGAGTTTCTGTTGAATAACCTGGATATTCCTGAGCGGTTCAAGGGATGCACACTGCAAAACTATGAGCCAGTCAACGACGATGCAAAGCGAGTACTTCGGGTGTGTCAGGCATACGCCAGTAAATGGCCTGAGCGATTACGGAAAGGCGGTGGCCTGGTTATGTGTGGCAAGCCTGGAACGGGGAAAAATCACCTTGCGTTGGCTATAGCTCGCATCGCCATTACTGAGCATCTAAGCTCTGCAGTGTTCACAACGGCCCTGAAAATTGCGCGTGAATACAAATCAACATGGTCTAAAAGCTCCACGCGCACTGAGGATGAGGTGATTAAGCAGTTCACTAAGCCTGACCTGCTTATTATCGATGAGGTCGGAGTTCAGTTCGGAAGTGATGCCGAGAAGCTAATCATGTTCGAGATTATCAATACCCGCTATGAGCGCATGAAACCAACCATTCTGATAAGCAACCAAAGCAAGGATGAGCTTTCTGCTTTTATCGGTGAGCGAGTTATAGACCGCATGAACGATGGAGGCGGATGCACACTGGCTTTCACATGGGATAGTTACAGGAGCAAATCGTGAAAGATAAAGGTCAAATGCGAGGTATAGCAGCTTTCGTTGCAACTAATCCGGGTTGCTTTTGTCATGAGGTTATAGCAGGAACCGGCATTCAGAAATTCGCAGTTACATCTGCCCTAATCAAGCTGGTAAAGCGCGGGACCCTACGGAGGGTTGGCAATCCAAAGCATTACCGGTACTTCATAGCCACCAGGGACGAAGTAATTGTGAATGATATGTCTGTTAAGCCAGGAGACTACGACCACGATAGGCCAAATCCTTTGAGTGCCATGTTCAACCAGAAGCTACGTGAGGTTAGGCAATGACCATCTACATCACTGAGCTAATAACAGGGGCTATTTACACAGTAGCCCTTTTTTATTGGCTCAATAGTGAGAAGTGGCGATGACTGCATTTATCAACCAGAGGTTGAGAGAGGTGCGAGCGTAATGACAGATACACGAAACTGGAAGTGCTTCTTTGGGATGCATCAATGGAGGCAAATAGGAGAAATATCCCGCAAGCACTTCGAATATTCAACATCTAAACGACCTTACCGAATAACTACCGTTTACCGAATGCAATGCATCCACTGCGGAAAGATTATCCACGAAGAGTTTTAACACCCCAGCACACTGATGGAGAGGAATATGGACGAATCAAGAAAGCAGTTTCAGTCGTGGTTTGCTGATGAAATTGTTGGCGCAGATGTAGAGTTTCCTGAATTTGAAGATGGAGAATATGTTGCCGGGGAAATCTATGACGAGCAGTTGTATGTAATGCTTCAGGCTATGTACATGGCTTGGACCGCATCTCGCGCAGCTATCGAAATAAAGCTCGATGACAAAGTAATGGTTGAGGATGAGTTCGACAAAGGCCACAACTGCGCAATCGACTATTGCGCTGATGCCATCCGCACCGCCGGAATCAAAGTGAAGGAGTGATTTATGTGTGTATATCACCTGAAACAATGCTACGGATGCGGAATGCCTCTTCGGTTTAATGGATTCCAGGGTATTCCTGATGTGCCTATGTGTAGTTCTTGTCGGGATAAAGGAATTAAGCCGAGATACGTTTATGTTTATTCCGCCAACAAGATATTGCCGAAGTATGAATACAGCACGGAAATAATGAGGTCAAAAACAAATATCTAACGTGGTATAACGATATGAAAAAAACTAACCCTGGAATCAAAGTGAAGGAGTGAGTATGAGCAAAGTATCACGAGGAATGAAAATATCGCTTATTTTCATCCTTAATCCGCATCTTATCTTTTTTGCTTCAGCAGTATGGCTGTCATATTTTGTTTATTGGTTAGCAGATAAATTGGATGATTTTGCGAGATGGCTTGAGAATTTTGCGAATGCGAGGTTTGAGTCATGGCCGCTTATCGGAGAGAGGATGTATGACGAATTAAACCGGTATTACGCGGATAAGCGCAAGGAGAAGAGCAGGAGGGCAAGTGAAGCAATTATTCCTGCTTCGCAACGAAGCAATCAGAAATAACGCCATAGACGCCATTCTCTCACTACCAATCGACGACAAGTCACCCCACGAAGTCCACGTCCAAGAACCTAAGCGAACCAAAGCGCAGAACGACCGTATGTGGCCGATGCTTCAGGACGTCTCCCGTCAGGTGCTTTGGCATGGTCAACGACTGTCTCCGGAAGACTGGAAAGACATCTTCACCGCGCTGTGGCTCAAGACTAAAAAGCTGGAGCAAAGAAGCGTACCAGGTATTGATGGCGGTGTTGTTCTTCTTGGGGTGCGTACCAGCAAGATGAGGAAGGCGAGCATGACAGAGCTTATCGAAATTATGTTCTGGTTCGGCTCAGAACGTAACGTGCGATGGAGTGATGATTCCCGGCGAGAGTACGAGTGGTCACAACGAACAGGGAGAGTTGCATGAAACACTGCTACCGCTGCGGAGAAAGCAAAGACGATTATCGATTCCGGCCAAATCAACCTTATTGGCACCAATGGTGTATCAGATGTGAGCGGTCGCCAGTAGGTAATTTCCCGCTGCCAGAGACGAAGGAGGACGTATGGCACGACAGCGACGAAGTATCACCGACATAATCTGCGAAAACTGCAAATACCTTCCAACGAAACGCTCCAGAAATAAACGCAAGCCAATCCCAAAAGAATCTGACGTAAAAACCTTCAATTACACGGCTCACCTGTGGGATATCCGGTGGCTTAGAGAACGTGCGAGGAAATGACAATGGATTATTCACAGTTAAGTGATTTTGAAATTAACCGAATGGTAGGAGACATAATTTTTAAAGGCCTTTGGGCATGTAAGCCGGAAACGTCAGGGAATAACACCAACAAATGGTATTACGGAAACGCTGATACAACTTTTGAGCCATTAAACCATTTACCTGACTACTGCAATGATCCGAGTGCCTCATGGCCGATTATTGAGAAACACAGGATTTCTATCTTAGACCAGTTAACTGAATGGTGTGTGGATGCAAAAGGCGTAAGCCCAATATTTGATACCAGACCTCTCCGCGCCGCCATGATTGTATTTCTCATGATGCAGGACGCCAATAATGCTTAGCCAATCCCAATCCCTTCAATACCAGAAAGAAAGCGTCGAGCGGGCTTTAACGTGCGCTAACTGCGGTCAGAAGCTGCATGTGCTGGAAGTTCATGTATGTGAAGCGTGCTGCGCAGAACTGATGAGCGATCCGAATAGCTCAATGTACGAGGAAGAAGACGATGAGTGATTCGTTTAGTAGCTCTGATTATTTGTATTTGGTTTTAGTACCTGTGGCAGAAGTATTCCGCTCTCGATTTCCTGAATGCTCAGCACCATTTAATGCCATTCGCACTTACTCAAAATGCAGAGTGAAATTTACAGGTAAGCGGCTGGAAAGAGAGTGGCAGGAATTCTGCAAAAAACATGACCTAAAAAATGACCCTGAACTGGAGTATTAAATGGCTAACTTACGCAAAGAAGCGCGCGGCAGAGAATGCCAGGTACGTATTTATGGCGTATGTAATGGCAATCCTGAAACTACAGTTCTGGCACATTACCGGATGGCTGGAATTTGCGGAACGGGGATGAAGCCTGACGACCTGATCGGTGCATGGGCTTGTAGCGCGTGTCACGATGAAATCGATCGACGAACCCATATTCTCGACAACAAAGACGCCAGACTTTACCACCTCGAAGGCGTGATCAGGACGCAGGCGATACTGCTGAAGGAGGGGAAGATTAAGGCATGAAAACATACCGAATAAAATTGCCGTGGCCTCCTTCAAACAACCGATATTGGCGACACTCAAGAGGGATCCACTACATCAGCGATTGGGGAAAGCGATACCGGCGAGAAGTAATCGAAATAATTCAGCAACAACAGCTAGACCTTAAAATCACACCCCGCATCAGAATCACCATTCTCGCAGCACCTCCCGATAACCGCAAACGCGACCTGGACAATCTACCAAAGGCCGTTTTTGACGCACTCACTAGTGCGGGCTTCTGGCTGGATGACGGCCAGATAGACGATATGCGCATCAAGCGCTGTCAGGCGGTTAAAGGCGGAATGCTTGTGCTGGTAGTGACTGAGACGTGTGGGAATTTGCCAATGATTACGGAACTACTGGAGGCCGCATGACACACACTGTCAAAACCATTCCAGACATGCTCATAGAGACATATGGAAACCAGACAGAAGTAGCCAGGCGCTTATCGTGCCACCGCAACACAGTAAGGCGTTATCTGTTCGACAAAGAAGCCAGGTATCACGCCATCGTTAACGGCGTTTTAATGATTCATCAGGGCGGGAGAGGTATTTATGACCGTAACCAGCATTAACCAGGCGAAACAGCAGCGTGAACGTGACGAAGCTGAATTGCACAGCATCAGAGAGATGACGGAGCAACACCAGAAGGCAATGAATTATCTGCATGATCGAGAGCGCGAACTGGTGAACCGGCTTGGATTGAACAAGACATCGGGAGGCGATGCTGCATGAGACTCGAAAGCGTAGCTAAATTTCATTCGCCAAAAAGCCCGATGATGAGTGACTCACCGCGGGCTACGGCTTCTGACTCTCTTTCCGGTACTGATGTGATGGCTGCTATGGGGATGGCACAATCACAAGCCGGATTCGGAATGGCTGCATTCTGCGGTAAGCATGAACTCAGCCAGAACGACAAACAAAAGGCTATCAACTATCTGATGCAATTTGCACACAAGGTATCGGGGAAATACCGTGGCGTGGCAAAGCTTGAAGGAAATACTAAGGCAAAGGTACTGCAAGTGCTCGCAACATTCGCTTATGCGGATTATTGCCGTAGTGCCGCGACGCCGGGCGCAAGATGCAGAGATTGCCACGGTACAGGCCGTGCGGTCGATATTGCCAAAACAGAGCTGTGGGGGAGAGTTGTTGAGAAAGAATGCGGAAGATGCAAAGGTGTCGGCTATTCAAGAATGCCTGCAAGCGCCGCATATCGCGCTGTGAAGATGCTAATCCCAAACCTTACTCAACCCACCTGGTCACGCACTGTTAAGCCACTGCATGACGCTCTGGTGGTGCAATGCCACAAGGAAGAGTCAATCGCAGACAACATTTTGAATGCGGTCACACGTTAGCAGCATGATTGCCACGGATGGCAACATATTAACGGCATGATATTGACTTTTTGAATAAAGTTGGGTAAATTTGACCCAACGATGGATAAATGCACTGGTTAAATAAAGCCCTGAGTTAATAGCTCGGGGCTTTTTGCGTTTTAAGCACGGCCTTTCTGAAAGCACATCAAACCAAATACCAGACAGACAAAAATAATCACCTTATCCGCTGTGGCTACGGTGCGGTGTGCTTTGCATAAAAGAAAACCAGCTCAATGGCTGGCTTCGTGAAAGCGGGTGGCAAGAGGCTGCGCTAACAACCTCCTGCCGTTTTGCCCGTGCATATCGGTCACGAACAAATCTGATTACTAAACACAGTAGCCTGGATTTGTTCTATCAGTAATCGACCTTATTCCTAATTAAATAGAGCAAATCCCCTCAATGAAGGGGTAGAGCATGTACCGTATGGACAAAATCAGAGAATGGTTCAGTTACAGCTTCGGAGGACTGACTGCGATGGGTGGCATTCTCTCCCTGAATGACTGGGCTGTCATCATTGGTATTCTTTGTACTGTCGGCACATTTGGCATCAACTGGTACTACAAGCGCAAAGAGCGCGAGGACAGATTGAATGGCAATGTCACCGGCACTACGAAATAGCGTAATAGCGGCGATAAGTGGCGGGGCTATTGCTATAGCATCTGTGTTAATCACTGGACCGAGTGGTAACGATGGTCTGGAAGGTGTCAGCTACATACCATACAAAGATATTGTTGGTGTATGGACTGTATGCCACGGACACACCGGAAAAGACATCATGCTCGGTAAAACGTATACCGAAGCAGAATGCAAAGCCCTCCTGAATAAAGACCTTGCCACGGTCGCCAGACAAATTAACCCGTACATCAAAGTCGATATACCGGAAACAACGCGCGGCGCTCTTTACTCGTTCGTCTATAACGTGGGCACAGGCAATTTCAGAACATCGACGCTTCTTCGCAAAATAAACCAGGGCGATATCAAGGGCGCATGTGATCAGCTACGGCGCTGGACATACGCTGGCGGTAAGCAATGGAAAGGGCTGATGACCCGTCGTGAGATTGAGCGTGAAGTCTGTTTGTGGGGGCAACAATGAGCATGATTTGCTTTTTCATGGCAGCGTTGCTCGCATTGAATGGCAACGATGCGTGGCCGTGGTTTCTGGCCGTTGGGGTGTTGATGTCATGAGTCGGTTAACCGCGATTATCTCCGCTCTGATTATCTGCATCATCGTCTGTCTGTCATGGGCTGTTAATCATTACCGTGATAACGCCATCGCCTACAAAGAGCAGCGCGATAAAGCCACATCCACAATCGCTGACATGCAGAAGCGTCAACGTGACGTAGCAGAACTCGACGCCAGATATACAAAGGAGCTTGCTGATGCTAACGCGACTATCGAAAGTCTCCGTGCTGATGTTTCTGCTGGTCGTAAGCGCCTGCAAGTCGCCGCCACCTGTGCAAAGTCAACGACCGGAGCCAGCAGCATGGGCGATGGAGAAAGCCCAAGACTTACAGCAGATGCTGAACTCAATTATTACCGTCTCCGAAGTGGAATCGACAGGATAACCGCGCAGGTTAACTACCTGCAGGAGTACATCAGGACGCAATGCCTGAAATAATTTTTTTGCAAATCACAAAGTCCATTTAATGAGCCTCGCGATGCGGGGCTTTTTGCAATAAATGCGTACCGCAACGCATGTTTTTTACACCGAACCTGCCCCTTTGGAATGGGCCTTTGAGGATACCAGTTAGTGCTGGCGAGCCTCGGTGGGCTGGTTTCCTATGCGGCAAAGGTTCATTTCAAATGGTAGGTAAACGTTATGAATATCGTGCCACTTAATTACAAAGGTGAAATTGTCAGTTTCAACACTGATGGTTGGATCAACGTCACAGGTGTTGCTGAGAGATTTGGGAAACGCATTGATAACTGGATGCGTTTGGCAGAAACGCTTGAATACGTTCGTGCTTTAGACGAAGCGTTGACCGGGAAAGAATCTCAAATTTTACATCCCTCACAATCGAGGTATGTAAAAACCAGCAAGGCACGAAAGGACAGGGGTGGTGGTACGTGGCTACATCCAAAACTTTCAGTTGCATTTGCCCGTTGGTGTGATGCTCGTTTTGCTGTGTGGTGCGACCTGCACATTGATAGTCTGCTTCGCGGTGAACTGACTGAGCAGCAGAAATATGAGCAAGCATGTCGCATTCGCGATGACCGGAAATCAAAAGCCAGCAATGGGGCAAGAGAGATGGCTCGCTGGCGATGGGATAAGCCGGTTATTGAAGCAAATGTTGAGTACTGGCGCGAGCAACTGCAGTTGACTCTCGATATCGCGTGCTGATGGCAAACGCAAAACTGCGTTATCGGAAAAATCAAAGCATTACGAGAACTGAGCAACAGCTATCCATTACAAAGCCTATCTACGGGTGGGCTTGATAATGAAACCTGAGTTTATTTCCTGTCAAACAATATTCAATTAGCAGCAGTACAGCTAAACAACCCAAGCCAGTAAGTGGGGAAATAACACTGGCAGCCACTGAAAGATGAACCTCCTGCCTTATGGCAAAAAAAGATTCTTTGTGGTGGCGGACTGATGGAAAGACATCCTAATACCAGCCAAACATTGAAGGAGTTGTTATGTCAGCAGAAGGTTTCAATAACCCATCCAAATTCAGGGATGAGTGGGATAGCAGCGTAAAGAGTAAGTGATGCCATCACAAAAGCCATTCCCTAAAGAGTGGCTTTGATAATGGCTTATACCCTACACGGGATAGCTTAACTGATATCCCTTTTAACGGATAAACGGAGCCAACAATGGCAGAGATTATTCCCATGACTGAAGAACAGAAATTCCAGTTAGAGATTTACAAACTGGTCATGAACCAGAACGCAGCCGCAGAAGAAGCATTTCAGTTCATTGGCACTGACGAGCTGAAGCTTGAGCTATTCAAAATTCACTTCCAGTCAGGCGGCGCTAATTCAGATATCACGACTCGCACTATCGAAGCGGTGCGTAAATCGAAGGAAGCGTTAGACCTGTTCACTACCGGAGCATGATGCTCAACCTGAAATAACAACTAAGTGAGATGAATATGGCAGCACCAAAGGGCAACCGATTTTGGGAGGCCCGCAGTAGTCATGGGCGAAATCCTAAATTCGAATCGCCTGAGGCGCTGTGGGCTGCTTGTTGTGAATACTTCGAGTGGGTAGAAGCCAACCCATTATATGAGGTGAAGGCGTTTGCATTTCAGGGTGTGGTAACTCAAGAGTCACTTCCAAAGCTACGAGCAATGACTATTTCTGGCCTGTGTATATTCCTCGATATCACTAGACAGACGTGGGGAACATTCCGCGCTATGGAAGGCTTTTCTGACATCACCACGCGAGCAGAGGAGATTATCTACGACCAGAAATTCTCTGGCGCAGCCGCTGACCTTCTCAACGCTAATATCATCGCCCGTGATTTGGGCCTCAAAGAGCAGTCGCAAGTTGAAGACGTGACACCTGATAAGGGAGATCGCGATAAGCGGCGCTCTCGTATCAAGGAGCTATTCAACCGTGGAACTGGACGCGATTCTTGATAACCTGAGCGACGAAGAGCAAATCGAATTGCTCGAGCTACTCGAAGAAGAAGAGAACTACCGGAACACACACCTGCTATATGAATTTACGCCATACAGCAAACAGCGTGAGTTCATCGACGCCGGACATGACTATCCAGAGCGATGTTTTATGGCTGGTAACCAGCTTGGTAAGTCATTTACTGGTGCTGCTGAAGTCGCGTTTCACCTTACAGGGCGTTATCCGGGCACAAAAGGCTATCCTGCTGATGGTAAATATGGCGGTGAGTGGAAAGGTAAGCGTTTCTATGAGCCTGTTGTCTTCTGGATTGGCGGTGAAACAAACGAGACTGTAACCAAAACGACTCAACGCATCCTGTGCGGGCGTATCGAAGAGAATGATGAACCTGGCTATGGGTCAATCCCGAAAGAGGACATCATTAGCTGGAAGAAGTCTCCGTTCTTCCCTAATCTTGTTGATCACCTTCTTGTTAAGCACCACACGCCAGAAGGCGTCGAAGATGGCATCTCAATATGCTACTTTAAGCCTTACTCACAGGGCCGCGCCCGCTGGCAGGGCGACACAATTCACGGCGTCTGGTTTGACGAAGAGCCGCCATATAGCATCTATGGCGAAGGTCTTACCCGTACAAACAAATACGGGCAATTCTCAATTCTGACGTTTACCCCGCTGATGGGGATGTCTGACGTTGTTACCAAGTTCCTGAAGAATCCCAGTAAGTCGCAGAAAGTGGTCAACATGACCATCTATGACGCTGAGCACTACACCGACGAGCAGAAAGAGCAAATCATCGCATCCTATCCTGAGCATGAGAGAGGGGCGCGTGCTCGCGGTATTCCTACGATGGGTAGCGGTCGAATATTCCAGATACCGGAAGAGACGATTAAGTGCCAGCCGTTTGAGTGTCCCGATCACTTCTATGTTATCGACGCTCAGGACTTCGGCTGGAACCACCCGCAAGCTCACATTCAGCTTTGGTGGGACAAAGACGCAGATGTTTTCTATCTGGCGCGTGTATGGAAGAAATCAGAGAACACTGCCGTTCAGGCATGGGGTGCTGTTAAGTCGTGGGCTAACAAAATACCTGTCGCGTGGCCTCATGACGGTCACCAACACGAAAAGGGCGGTGGTGAGCAACTTAAAACCCAATATGCGGACGCCGGGTTCTCTATGCTTCCCGAACACGCAACGTTCCCGGATGGCGGTAACTCAGTAGAGTCAGGCATTAGTGAACTTCGTGACCTGATGCTTGAAGGAAGATTCAAAGTATTCAACACATGCGAACCATTTTTTGAAGAGTTCCGCCTATATCATCGCGATGAGAACGGCAAGATTGTCAAGACCAACGATGATGTGCTCGATGCTACTCGCTACGGCTACATGATGCGCCGCTTCGCCAGGATGATGCGCGATATCGGAAAGCCGAAAGAAAAGAAAATCCCCGCACCGATTAGACCAGTACGCAGAGGACGATAATGGCCGACAATAAAAACAGGCTGGAGAGCATCCTGTCGCGCTTTGATGCGGACTGGATAGCCAGCGATGAAGCCAGAAGGGAGGCCAAGAATGATCTCTTCTTCTCCCGCGTATCTCAGTGGGATGACTGGCTATCACAATACACAACCCTGCAGTATCGCGGGCAGTTCGATGTTGTACGTCCAGTGGTGCGCAAGCTCGTTTCTGAGATGCGTCAGAACCCTATTGATGTTCTGTATCGTCCAAAGGATGGAGCAAGTCCTGACGCTGCTGATGTGCTGATGGGCATGTATCGCACCGACATGCGGCACAATACGGCGAAAATTGCTGTCAACATAGCCGTTCGTGAGCAGATTGAAGCAGGCGTGGGTGCGTGGCGTCTGGTCACTGACTACGAAGACCAAAGTCCAACTAGCAACAATCAGGTTATCCGTCGAGAGCCTATCCATAGTGCCTGCTCCCATGTTATCTGGGACAGCAACAGCAAACTGATGGACAAGTCTGACGCCCGTCACTGCACAGTTATCCACTCAATGAGCCAGAATGGTTGGGAGGATTTCGCAGAAAAATACGACCTCGATGCTGATGATATTCCATCATTCCAGAACCCCAACGATTGGGTGTTTCCATGGCTGACGCAGGACACAATTCAGATCGCTGAGTTTTACGAAGTGGTCGAGAAGAAAGAGACGGCGTATATCTACCAAGACCCGGTTACGGGTGAGCCGGTAAGCTACTTTAAGCGCGATATTAAAGACGTCATCGACGACCTGGCTGATAGTGGATTTATCAAAATTGCAGAGCGCCAGATTAAGCGTCGCCGGGTATACAAATCGATTATCACCTGCACCGCAGTACTGAAAGACAAGCAGCTCATTGCTGGCGAGCATATCCCCATTGTTCCGGTATTCGGAGAGTGGGGCTTCGTTGAAGATAAAGAAGTGTATGAGGGTGTCGTCCGCCTGACAAAAGACGGTCAGCGTCTGCGCAACATGATTATGTCCTTCAACGCCGATATCGTGGCCCGTACTCCGAAGAAGAAGCCGTTCTTCTGGCCTGAGCAGATTGCAGGCTTTGAGCATATGTACGACGGTAACGACGATTACCCGTACTACCTGCTCAATCGCACTGATGAAAACAGCGGAGAAATGCCAACTCAGCCGCTGGCATATTACGAAAATCCGGAAGTTCCACAGGCCAATGCCTATATGCTGGAAGCTGCAACCAGTGCAGTAAAAGAGGTTGCAACGCTAGGTGTAGATGCTGGGTCGGTTAATGGTAATCAGGTTGCATTCGATACCGTAAATCAACTCAATATGCGGGCTGACCTTGAGACATACGTGTTTCAGGATAATCTTGCTACCGCTATGCGCCGTGATGGAGAGATTTACCAGTCGATAGTTAACGACATCTATGATGTCCCTCGCAACGTGACAATCACCCTTGAGGATGGCAGCGAAAAAGAGGTTCAGCTAATGGCTGAGGTTGTTGACCTTGCTACTGGTGAACGACAGGTACTGAACGATATCAGGGGGCGCTATGAATGCTACACGGATGTTGGACCATCATTCCAGTCCATGAAGCAGCAAAACCGCGCAGAAATTCTTGAGTTGCTCGGCAAGACGCCACAGGGAACGCCAGAATATCAACTGCTGTTGCTTCAGTACTTCACCCTGCTTGATGGTAAAGGTGTCGAGATGATGCGTGACTATGCCAATAAGCAGCTTATTCAGATGGGCGTTAAGAAGCCAGAAACGCCTGAAGAGCAGCAATGGTTAGTAGAGGCGCAACAAGCCAAACAAGGTCAACAAGACCCGGCAATGGTTCAGGCTCAGGGCGTACTCCTGCAGGGGCAGGCTGAACTGGCTAAAGCTCAGAACCAGACACTGTCCCTGCAAATCGATGCAGCTAAAGTCGAAGCGCAGAACCAGCTTAACGCTGCCAGAATTGCAGAAATCTTCAACAACATGGACCTCAATAAACAATCTGAGTTTAGGGAGTTCCTTAAAACTGTTGCTTCATTCCAGCAGGACCGCAGCGAAGACGCTCGCGCAAATGCTGAGTTACTCCTTAAAGGCGATGAACAGACGCACAAGCAGCGAATGGACATTGCCAACATCCTGCAATCGCAGAGACAAAATCAACCTTCCGGCAGTGTAGCCGAGACACCTCAATAAGAGAGAGTTAATCATGGAACCAACCACCGAAATTCAGGCAACTGAAGACTTAACCCTGTCCGGCGATTATGCAGCGGCATCTGCTGATAGCTTAGTTGTCGATAATGCCAACGACAATGCAGGTCAGGAAGAGGGCTTTGAGATTGTCCTGAATGGCGATGAGACAGCACCAAAACAAGACCCGGCAAAGAACGCAGAATTCGCCCGCCGCCGCATCGAGCGCAAACGACAGCGCGAGCTTGAGCAGCAGATGGAAGCAGTTAAACGCGGAGAATTGCCGGAGAGTTTACGGGTAAACCCTGACCTTCCACCTCAGCCGGATATTAATGCCTATCTGTCAGAAGAAGGCCTGGCCAAATATGACTATGACAACAGCCGTGCGCTTGCCGCTTTCAATGCTGCTAATACCGAATGGCTAATGAAAGCGCAGGACGCCCGCAGCAATGCCGTAGCAGAACAGGGCCGCAAGACTCAGGAGTTTACCCAGCAATCAGCGCAATACGTCGAAGCTGCCCGCAAACACTATGACGCGGCGGAAAAGCTCAATATCCCTGACTATCAGGAGAAAGAAGACGCATTTATGCAACTGGTTCCGCCTGCGGTTGGGGCCGACATTATGCGCCTGTTCCCGGAGAAGTCCGCCGCGCTCATGTATCACCTGGGTGCAAACCCGGAGAAAGCCCGCCAGTTACTGGCGATGGATGGGCAGTCCGCGCTGATTGAACTCACTCGACTATCCGAACGCTTAACTCTCAAGCCTCGCGGTAAACAAATCTCTTCCGCTCCCCCTGCTGACCAGCCGATTACCGGTGATGTCAGCGCAGCAAATAAAGATGCCATTCGTAAACAAATGGATGCTGCTGCGAGCAAGGGAGATGTGGAAACTTACCGCAAGCTAAAGGCAAAACTTAAAGGAATCCGATAATGGCTTTGAACGAAGGTCAAATTGTTACACTGGCGGTGGATGAGATTATTGACACCATCTCCGCAATCACTCCAATGGCGCAGAAAGCCAAGAAATACACCCCGCCTGCGGCTTCTATGCAGCGCTCCAGCAATACCATCTGGATGCCTGTAGAGCAGGAGTCCCCCACTCAGGAGGGTTGGGATTTAACTGATAAAGCGACAGGGTTACTGGAGCTTAACGTCGCGGTAAACATGGGAGAGCCGGATAACGACTTCTTCCAGTTACGCGCAGATGACTTGCGAGACGAGACTGCGTATCGTCACCGCATCCAGTCAGCAGCTCGCAAACTGGCTAACAACGTTGAGCTGAAAGTCGCAAACATGGCCGCCGAGATGGGGTCATTGGTTATCACTTCGCCGGACGCTATCGGCACTAACACCGCAGACGCATGGAACTTTGTGGCCGATGCAGAAGAACTGATGTTCTCCCGCGAACTTAACCGCGACATGGGGACATCGTACTTCTTCAACCCACAGGACTACAAAAAGGCGGGTTATGACCTGAATAAGCGCGATATCTTCGGGCGCATTCCTGAAGAAGCGTACCGCGATGGCACTATCCAGCGTCAGGTTGCTGGCTTCGATGATGTCCTGCGCTCTCCGAAACTTCCTGTGCTGACCAAATCTACTGCAACTGGCATCACTGTATCCGGTGCGCAGTCCTTCAAGCCTGTCGCATGGCAACTGGATAACGATGGCAACAAAGTTAACGTTGATAACCGTTTTGCTACCGTCACCCTGTCTGCAACTACCGGCCTGAAACGCGGCGACAAAATTTCGTTTACTGGCGTGAAGTTCCTTGGTCAGATGGCTAAGAACGTACTGGCGCAGGACGCGACTTTCTCCGTAGTTCGCGTTGTTGATGGTACTCACGTTGAAATCACGCCGAAGCCTGTAGCACTGGATGATGTTTCTCTTTCTCCTGAGCAACGGGCATACGCCAACGTTAACACCTCGCTGGCTGATGCAATGGCGGTGAACATCCTGAACGTTAAGGATGCTCGCACCAACGTGTTCTGGGCTGATGACGCCATCCGTATTGTGTCTCAGCCCATTCCGGCTAACCACGAACTGTTTGCAGGTATGAAAACTACCTCATTCAGCATCCCGGATGTCGGCCTTAACGGTATCTTCGCTACGCAGGGTGATATTTCCACCCTGTCCGGCCTGTGCCGTATTGCGCTGTGGTACGGCGTAAACGCGACACGACCGGAAGCAATCGGTGTTGGCCTGCCTGGTCAGACTGCGTAACTAACAGGGGCTTAGGCCCCTTTTTTATTTGAGGTGACATATGGGCGTAATGCTATATAAGCAGGGTCGTGGAACGAAGGTATGGGGCAAGGAAGTTCAGGCTAAAGTTGTCGATGACGGCGACGTAGAAGATCACCTTGCCGATGGTTGGGTTAAGCATCCAAATGAGGTGCCGGAGACTAATGACGAGCCAATCGGCGATTCAGGCGTGGTCAAGAAAGACATGGGTGAAGTATCTGATGGATACCACACCTTTAACGAACTATATGCACATCGAGTGCGCCTGTTTTCAACACTAATGAATGCCTTCCGCGAAAGCGCATGGTGGAGCTTCCAGCATCATGACGGCGAGCAATGGGATGGATGGGTGTTAGCTGGCATCGACACCCCAGAAGGCGCGGTAACATACCACCTCCCAGAGAGTGAAATTGAACATCTGCCTAAAGGCACGGAAATTGAGTTTGGCAAGGAATGGGACGGCCACACGGCAGATGATGTGTTGAATCGTCTGCTAAGCCTGCGACCGAAAGAACCGGCAACCAAAGAACGCAAAAAGCCAGGACCAAAGCCTAAGGCGGAAAGCGATGCAGATAAAGACTAAAGGCGATCTGGTCAGGGCGGCGCTGCGTAAGCTTGGTGTAGCATCAGATGCAACTCTCACTGATGTTGAGCCACAGTCTATGCAGGATGCCGTAGATGACCTCGAAGCGATGATGGCCGAATGGTATCAGGACGGAAAGGGCATCATCACCGGCTATGCATTCTCAGGTGATGATAATCCTCCCGCTGAAGGTGACGACCACGGCCTTCGCTCCAGTGCAGTCAGCGCAGTATTCCACAATCTGGCCTGCAGAATTGCGCCGGATTATGCGCTTGAGGCTACCGCCAAAATTATCGCAACCGCTAAATATGGGAAGGAGCTTCTCTATAAGCAGACCGCCATCGCCAGAGCAAAAAGAGCTACTTACCCGTCACGTATGCCAACTGGCAGTGGAAACAGTTTCGCCAATCTGAACGAATGGCATTATTTCCCCGGAGAGCAGAATGCCGATTCAACAACTCCCCATGATGAAGGGAATGGGTAAAGACTTCAAGAATGCCGACTACATTGATTACCTACCAATCAATATGTTGGCCACACCGAAAGAAGCCCTCAACTCATCGGGTTATTTACGCTCATTCCCAGGCATAGCGAAGCGAAACGATGTAAATGGTGTATCGCGTGGTGTTGAATACAATACCGCTCAGAACGCCGTATATCGCGTCTGTGGTGGGAAGCTCTACAAAGGCGAAACCGTAGTCGGAGACGTTGCCGGGGCAGGCCGCGTATCTCTTGCTCACGGTCGTACTTCTCAGGCGGTAGGTGTGAACGGTCAGCTCATCGAGTACCGATACGATGGCGCCGTTAAGACGATGGCAAACTGGCCTGCAGACAGCGGATTCACGCAGTATGAGTTAGGTTCAGTCCGTGACATTACTCGCTTACGTGGGCGTTATGCGTGGTCAAAAGACGGCACTGATTCATGGTTTATCACTGACCTTGAAGACGAATCGCATCCTGACCGATACAGCGCACAATATCGCGCAGAATCGCAGCCGGACGGCATCATCGGTATCGGCACATGGCGAGACTTCATTGTCTGCTTTGGTTCATCGACGATTGAATATTTTTCCCTGACTGGTGCAACCACCGCTGGCGCTGCGTTGTATGTCGCACAGCCATCGCTGATGGTACAGAAGGGCATTGCCGGAACATACTGTAAAACGCCATTCGCTGATTCATATGCATTCATCAGTCACCCGGCTACTGGCGCACCTTCCGTCTACATCATCGGGTCAGGGCAGGCTTCACCAATTGCGACGGCCAGTATTGAGAAAATTATCCGCTCATACACGGCTGATGAACTGGCAACCGGGGTGATGGAAGCGTTGAGGTTCGATTCGCATGAACTGCTGATTATCCATCTCCCGCGTCATGTGCTGGTTTACGATGCCTCATCAAGCCAGAACGGGCCGCAATGGTGCGTACTGAAAACAGGTTTATACGACGATGTTTATCGCGCCATCGATTTCATGTACGAAGGCAACCAGATTACGTGTGGCGACAAGTCAGAAGCGGTGACGGGGCAGTTGCAATTCGACATCAGTAGTCAGTACGACAAGCAGCAAGAACACCTGTTGTTTACGCCCCTCTTCAAGGCAGATAACGCCAGATGCTTCGACCTCGAAGTTGAATCATCCACTGGTGTTGCTCAATACGCTGACCGCCTGTTCCTGTCTGCAACCACAGACGGAATCAATTACGGTCGCGAACAGATGATTGAGCAGAATGAGCCGTTTGTGTACGACAAGAGAGTTTTATGGAAGCGTGTTGGGCGCATTCGTCGATTAATCGGATTCAAACTGCGGGTAATCACCAAATCACCAGTAACACTATCCGGGTGTCAAATTCGTCTGGAGTAAAATATGGCAGACCCGTCACTTAATAAGCCTGTCGTGGTTCAGGCTACACGCATTGATGCATCTATTCTCCCTCGCAACATATTCAGTCGGTCTTACCTTCTGTATGTCATAAATCAGGGTACTGATGTTGGCGCTATTGCGGGAAAGGCAAACGAAGCAGGGCAAGGCGCCTATGACGCGCAGGTAAAGAACGATGAGCAGGATGTTGAGCTTGCAGACCACGAAGAGAGAATTCAACAGTTACGCATCGACGTAGACGACCATGAAATACGTATTACTGCAAATGCCAATGCAATTGCGGTACTGGATGTCAGACTAACCACGGCTGAAGGCAAAATAGTCACCTTGCAGGCTGATGTCAGTGCTCTTGATGGTAGGGTTACGGCTGCTGAAAGCACTATTTCTTCATTGCAGGCTGATTACGTATCGAAGTCAGCAACTGCTTCTCAATCGCTGGCGTCACCTCTCAACGTGACAACGTCCTATTCAGTTGGCGGCACTAAAGTTATCGGTGCGCGACAGACAGGATGGACAGCAGCAACCGGAGCAGCACTTCTCGGCACATTCAACGCTAACCAGGCATACACGGTCAGTGCCACATATACGCAGTCTGAGGTATCAGCTATGGCTAACGGATTGCAGCAGGCGCGGCAGCGTATCAAAGCTCTCGAAGATGCAATACGAACTCATGGATTGATCAACTGATGATTACATTCACTCCCACCCGAAACATCGACCTGATAGAAACGGTCGGCAACCATCCCGACATCATAGCCGGGAGTAACAACGGTGACGGATACGACTACAAGCCTGAGTGCCGCTATTTCGAAGTGAACGTACATGGTCAGTTCGGTGGCATCGTGTATTACAACGAGATTCAGCCGCTGACCTTTGACTGCCACGCCATGTATCTGCCTGAGATTAGAGGATTCAGTAAGGAAATCGGGCTGACGTTCTGGCGATACATTCTCGCCAACACCACCGTTCAGTGCGTTACATCATTTGCTGCACGCAAATTTCGCCACGGTCAGATGTACTGCGCAATGATTGGCCTTAAGCGTGTGGGAACCATCAAGAAATACTTCAAAGGCGTGGATGACGTGACATTTTACGCCGCCACCCGAGAAGAGTTAACCGACTTCCTGAATAACGGGAGATAAACATGTTATATGCATTTAAGCTGGGCAGAAAACTGCGCGGTGAGGAACCTCTTTGCCCTGAAAAAGGCGGAAAAGGTGGCGCAGATAAAAGCGCAAAGTATGCAGCAGAAGCGCAAAAGTATGCCGCAGACCTGCAAAACCAGCAGTTCAACACCATCATGAACAACCTGAAGCCGTTTACTCCTCTGGCAGATAAGTATATCGGCAGTCTTGAAGGTTTGTCGTCTCTCGAAGGTCAGGGGCAGGCGCTTAATAATTACTATAACTCCCAACAATACCAGGACCTTGCGGGGCAGGATCGCTATCAGAATCTGGCAGCGGCAGAAGCAACAGGTGGCCTTGGTTCTACAGCGACCAGTAACCAGCTTTCAGCAATCGCCCCAACACTTGGTCAGCAATGGCTGTCAGGTCAGATGAATAACTATCAGAACCTTGCAAATATTGGTCTTGGTGCGCTTCAGGGGCAGGCAAACGCCGGACAGACATATGCCAACAATATGAGCCAGATTTCACAGCAAAGCGCGGCTCTTGCAGCGGCAAATGCCAACAGACCATCAGCAATGCAATCTGCTATTGGCGGAGGTGCGTCTGGTGCTATTGCTGGGGCTGGACTTGCGAAATTAATTGGTTCATCAACTCCGTGGGGGGCTGCGATCGGCGGCGGTATTGGTCTGCTTGGTTCGTTGTTTTAAGGGGTAATCAATGGCTACGTGGCAACAGGGTATTAATTCTGGTGGTTTTCTGGCTGGCATTGGTGCGCAAAATGAGAATGCGCCAAAGGCAAGCGACATTAACGCAACGCTTGGACTGATTCGCGAAAACAATGATTTGGCTCGTTCAGGTGCAAATAATGTGGCTTTAACAGGGCTGCGTGGTCTGGCTGGCGTTGCTGATATTTATAAGCAGGAACAGCAACAGAAAGCGCTAAACGCATTCAACCAGGTTCATGCCAACGCATGGGCTACTGGCGACCCGTCTGGCCTGTTTAAGTTTGCTCAGGAAAACCCGGCGTTTGTTGCGCAGGCACAGCAGGCGTTTTCCGGTCTTAATGAGCAGCAGCGTAACGATATGGGCGATTTGGCTATGAAGGCTAACGTCGCTCTTTCTCAGGGGCCGGAATCCTACAGTAAATTCATTACTGATAACAAGGACAGGTTAAACCGTGTTGGCGCTAATCCAGACTGGATGATCCAGACTGGAGTGCAGAATCCAGAGCAGCTATCACACATGCTGACTACGATGACGCTTGGCGCTGTAGGTCCAGATAAGATGCTTGATTATCAGGACAAGATGGTTGGACGCCAGCTTGAGCAGGGGAGGCTGAACGAAAGTGTGCGTCAGGCTGATATGGAGAACTCCAGAGGGTGGGCAAACATCCAGAATGCTCAACTAGACAGGGCTCAGCGGGCACAAATGCATTCAGATGATATGGGATTGAAGCTAATGGAAATGGGGCAAAAGGGAAAGCCATCAGCAGACTTAATCAAGGGGTTAAACTCCGACATTACCAGCTTTGGCAAAAATTATAATGCCGTCAAATCAGCAGCAAATTCCCTACAAGCACTTAGTAAGGTAAATACCGGTGCCGCTCAGCTTGGAATTATCTTCAATTACATGAAGTCTCTCGACCCTCAGTCAGTTGTTCGCGAAGGCGAACAGGTTCAGGTCATGCGTTCTGATGGCATATGGGGGCAGATGAAAGGATATGTAGATCAACTTAATGCAGGGAACGGCTTGTCGCAGGAGGCTAGGGATAACATTGTTAACGCGGCGAAAATTAACGCCAACGCTATGGGTCAGCAGTTTAACCAGCAGGTAGATGAATATCTGGATACGTATGGAGATACCATTCCTCAGGGGCTGAAAAAAAGCCTAGGAGGAAGGAAGGCGAAGCTATTTGATGATGTCCCAGCGCAGTCTACACCACAGGGCGGTAATGGGAAGACAAAAGCTGCGCCAAGTGGAATATCAGAAGGCGCAACGGCTACGAACCCTAAAACTGGTCAGAAACTCATTTACAGGAACGGACAATGGCAACCGATGTAGGTTTACCCGAAGGCTTTGTTCTCGATAATCAGCCTGATAACTCACAGCTTCCTGATGGTTTTGTACTTGACGCTCAACCTGATCAGCAACAATCGCCTTTGGTTCCGCCAGAGGAGAATACCAGACAGGAAAATGTAGTTAATAACGCCAACGGTTTTGACCGTTTTATGTTTGGCGTACTCAATGGGTTAATGGATGTTGGTAAGGGAGTTGGTTTATTTAACGATATGACTCCTGAAGAACAGGCTGCGATCAAGTCTATACAACAAAAGTTAGCTGCCAAGCCATCTACATCACAGGATGTAGGGGAGTTTATTGGTCAGGCAGCGCCTTTCGTTAGCGGTGGTGGATTGATATCTCAGGTGCCAAAAGGGGCTGCAAGGTTGGCTGCGGCAGCAGGGCTAGGAGCGGTTGAGGGTGGTGTTGTTGCTAACGGAACCGGTGGCGATGTAACTACAGGGGCTGCTATAGGTGCTGCCGCTGGTCCAATTGCTGAATTGGCATCTCCAGTGATTAGCAAAGCAGCCAGTGCGGTTACTAAGAGGTTTAGGCCTCCATCGGCAGAAATGTCTCAGGCATCTGAACTTAGTGGGATGGCGAGGGTTGCAACTAAAGCTACAGATGTGAATCCAATAACAGGTAACAGATCTGGTTTAAATGCTCTCGCGGAAGCTGTTTCACCAGATGATTCTGTGCTACAGGCCGCTCGCAATCTTGGGATGGAGGATGCTTTAACTCCCGGCATGTACTCCAGCAACCCTTCTTACCGCGCGTTTGAAAATGCTTTAGCTGCAACCCCAGGGAATAAACTGTTCCACGCACAGCGAGAGGCCATTAGTAGGCTTGGAGAGCAGGCAGATAAATTTATTAATGATTTTGGTGGGAGCGTTGATAAGGACTTTATCAATCAAAAGGTAAAAGGCTCTTATGAGGGGTTAAGATCAAACCTGAAGCGCCAAGAAGACACTCTATACAATCAAATTAGAGCAAAAATTCCAACAAGAGCTACCGTAGATACCTCCCATACCACTAACGCCATTGAGGACATTGCAGATGATGTCGGTGGGCTAGAAAAACTAAAATCGCTATATCCTCAACTGTCAAAGACCTTGGAACAAATAGACCCAAACACTGCCCCAACTTATGGTCTTCTTGATGCAGTTCGACGACAGGTTGGAAGGGCTCTTGGCAAAGAGATGGATAAAGGGCCATATAGCGGCATCGACTCTCGGCACCTTGGAATTATTGAAAGCGCACTGATACAAGATCAGGGAGCCGCTGCTGCCAAATATGGTGCAGAGGATACATGGAATTTAGCTAGAGAGATCGGGAGAAAGAGATTCGCAGTACAGGCAGCCGCTGTTCAAAATCTTGGCAGGGACTTGGATAAAGGAATAGTGCCGCAATTACAGCAAGCTATCGTCGATATGTCTCAAGGAAAGGGCGGGGACTTCCGTCGCCTAGTTTCAAATCTTCCTGATGACATGGTGCAACCAGCTGTTGCCACCGCAATGAATAAGGCTTTCACTACGTTCGCTAAATCGCCCGGGCAGTCACTCGGTGTTCCTGGATTTGTTAAGTGGTATGGAGGGCTATCAAGAAACAAATCAAATATGCAGGCGTTGAGTCGGGCAATTGGCTATCCTGCTACACGGAGGTTGAGAAACATCTATGAGGTGGCTTCTGGCATGCAAAGGGCAGGCAGCGAGAAGGTGTATTCCTCCTCTCAAATTGACCGGATGATGAATCAGTTCGCGGGAGAGAAGGGAATGCTTGGGCGTATATATGGAATAGGCAAAGACGTGGCTAAAGCAGAAGGGCTAACTACTGCCATCGGAGCGCCGGGAGCCGGTACGGCAGGGGTACTCTTTAGCCTCCTCCGTTCTGGTAAAAACTCAAGAATGGCTGCTGCTGATGAATTAATAGCATCTCCGGCTTTTAAAAATCTCTCAAAAAGGATTGCCGCAGGTCATGCCAGCACTCCAGCCTCCAGGAAATCTGTGGATGCTTCAATGCAGAAAGTGAAACCATATAGGGATTGGGTAAATACGCTATCAGCGGACGAGAAGAAAAATCTCGCCCGCGTTGGTATTGTCGCTTTTCTCAGTAGTAACGATTCTTTGCCCACAGAGCAACAAGCAGGGCAACAATAATCCAACCGACTGTTACCATATTAACCTCCCGGTAGCCAAGGATGGCTATTTACCTAGCGCATGAAACAACGTTTGCTTTAATTCTACCCATGCAATTATGACCAATATAGACAGACAAAAGAAACTGAATCCATTGGTATCACGATTGAACCCTTCGCCAGTACTAAATCCGTAAAATGTCATAAAAAATATAAAAACTGCACATTTTGTAATGCTTACAAATTTTTTCTTCACACCAACCCCCTTAGTTTTGTGCAGGATACCATGAGGTAAGCGCAAGGTGGAGCAAAGCAAGCTGTGGGTGATAGAACGGTGATTGCAGGTTGACACCGTGTATCGTAGACTTAACCTAAGGGGTATCCCTCAGGAGGAGTCATGAGCAATATTTTTATCGCAAACTTTGATGGAGTCAGCGTTCGATTTGTGAACATTGAAGACGACGTCTTTGTTTCGCAAAATGACTTTGTCTGTGCCATTAAACGATGCTTAACAGATGATATGAAGCATCTTGCTGACTTGATCGTGTCTGGTGGTGTGAAAATCTTAGGTGATGGTCAAGATAGTCGTTCAGCAATACTCGGTGATAGCGTAATTGGGCCAGCCATTCACTTTCATGCTTTGGGGAATTTCATCACTTCGTTTGTTGAGTTGACTGACGTTGATAACCCCTCATTAAGAGAGAGTTGTTATCGCATGAATAGCCTGGTTCAATGGTATTCCTTGGCTTTGTCAGAAGCGGATGAGTATTTTGGGCGAGATGTTGCAGACTTACTCGGCTCCGTTAAGCGTAGACTAGATCGCATAACCCCTCCGTACATTGTAAATATTTACCATGACAATGAGGTGTGGGTTGCTACTTGTGATGATTTGGGGTTGGTTACAGAAGCCACAGATTACGAGTCCTTAACTGAGAGAGTATGGGAAGTTGCAGAAGATCTGCTAGATGAAAATGATATTGACCAGCCATTCGAAACATTGCGCCTTTCATTTGTACAGAATCAGGTTGCTGATGACAGGATGGCGCTATAGACAATGGGACAAGGACTTTATCCGGAGCTGAAGGAGATCCTTCTCGCATACGAATGTTTATTTGTTCGACAGGGGAAAGGTAGCCATGAAATATGGCGAAGTCCTATTACGAACAAAGCATTCAGCGTTCCATTTACAATAGTTTCAAGGCATACGGCTAACGCAATTCTTCGCCAAGCAGGAATAAACAAGAAAATTTAACCCACCGTCAGGTGGGTTTTTTGTACAAATCCTTCAGAGTATCAAACACCATTTTCTTAACAAGTTCGGACTGTTCATCAGCAATGCGCTCTGCTTCGTCGCGATAACCTGATACTGGAGATGGCTTAGATATAGCTTCGGTAACTATCTGAACTAATTCAGCATTCAGTGAGCGGCCATTCGATTTAGCTCGCTGTTTCAGCTTTTCCTTTAATTCGTAAGGTAGCCGCAGATTAAATTGCGGGTCATCTCTTCCCATTTATGATGCCTCACTTTTGTAAGTGGATCGGCATCATATGATCTACTGGTTGTATCCACAATAAGACCACCGTGGTCTTAATGACGCATTGCCGTAGCCACGCTGCGGCGATTCCTTGCATCTGGAGCACATTAAATGACAGATATCACTGCAAACGTAGTTGTTTCTAACCCTCGTCCCATCTTCACTGAATCCCGTTCGTTTAAAGCTGTTGCGAATGGGAAAATTTACATTGGTCAGATTGATACAGATCCGGTTAATCCTGCCAATCAGATACCCGTATACATTGAAAATGAGGATGGCTCTCACGTCCAGATTACTCAGCCGCTAATTATCAACGCAGCCGGTAAAATCGTATACAACGGCCAACTGGTGAAAGTTGTCACCGTTAAGGGTCATAGCATGGCTATCTATGATGCCTATGGTTATCAGGTTGACTATATTGCTAACGTATTGAAGTATGACCCAGATCAGCTTGAATACAGGCTGAGCCAACCAGACGGTTATCTTTTGGTTGGTGGACTGGCCGAGCATTATAACCTTCCGGCTAAATTTGTCGTCGTCGACAACGAGCCATATAACGGAGATCTAAAATCAGCACTTTCTGAGGCTGAAGCCGGTACTGTGTTTTGGCTTGGTAAAAAAACATACAACATTACCGGCTTGTACGGAACTGGCAGGAACACAGTTGAAAATATCTCTATTGTTGGCACTGGGATGCCTCAGTTATCTGATGATAAAACCAGATTTATCGATGGAACTGGGACAGTTATTCAAGGGGCGGTAAAGAATCAAGCGAGAGGGTTTAAAACCTTCAACCTTGGGATCGATGTTGGTGCTTATGTATCTCAGAATGTGTATACAACGGAAACTTACGAGGACGCTCTTGCGCACCATGGTGTTGGTTCCAACGCCAATATAGAAATTGACAATGTCAAGACGCTGAGCTCAGTTAACGTTGCCAGTAAGCCAGGAACTCACAGCATTCTGCTTGAACAATTATCCGGTGTAACTTTGGGTTATGTTGAGTGTATTGGTGGGTTCCACGGTCTGACAATAAAATGCCAAAACCTGCAAGGTGGTCGCGCTCACTGCTATGGTCAGTACGGTGATGCTTTCATCATTAAATCAGATTCTGGTGGCGCATGTGCAGACATACACATGGAGAGAATTACTGTAGGTCTTTATGATAACTCCAGATGGCCAGATGTAACGCTTGGTGGCATTTATGATGCTCACGATAACGTAACAATAGACAAAATTACTATTGGTGAGTTAATTGTGCAGAACGCGTCATGGGGATTTATACCATCTGATGCCAATACCGGTTTCATAACAAACGTCAGCATTGGTAGATACTCTGCATTCAATGTCTATGGGAACTATTATTCATTAACCATTGATAATAAATGTGTTGGTTGGACTATTGGTGAGCACAGAATTAGCAATGCATCTGGCGGCATTCGTGTTCACCCGGACTCTGCAGAAATCAATATTGGAACCGGATCCTCAAAGGCGAATACTGAGAGTGGTTATGCGTTGGGAGGCAACAGTTTAAGTCACGGCGTGCTCTTTGCTAATGAGAATGGGAAGGCTGGAGTTGATTACCTCGGTGGTATTGGTTTTGATGCCTCTCTTGTCCGTGGTTATGTTAACGGAACGGTTCTTGTTTCAGGATATCCAGGCGTAAAAGATGGTAATCCTGTAAATGGGTGGGCTGATACTGGTGATTTTGACATGATGCTAACCGGCAAGACTGTGCAGATCACAGGTTCACTGACTCGCGGAACAGCTGCGGTTGCGTATAACACTATCGCTGCGTGCAGGCCTTTGAAGCGAGTGCCTGTCCCGGCATGGGGTGTTAGCGCGACAAGCGCTATGATCCCAGTTGAGTGTTATATTGAAACTAACGGTCAATTAAACGTAGCTGGGTTCGCCTCGATACCAGCTGGTGGAACTGTATATTTTTCTGGACAATACCTAACAAAGTAAAGTTAGACATAATTGAGGCACACAAAGCTTTGCATCGGATTGCAAGGTTTTGTGCTGCTTTCCTATGATACCTTCTCATCGAGCCAGTCCGCCCACCACTGCATCATTTCCCGGCGTGTATCTAGATAAGCTGCGTGGTTGTAAACTGAGCACGTCCCGCCGCTTACGTGTGCCAACTACATATCTAACGCGTCTTTGTTACAATTCTTCTAGTTGAGTATGGTACTTCCTTCCAACGTCATGAGATGCTGGTATTTTGATGATGGAGTGATGATGATAAAACATCATTAACTGAGTGGATTGAGTATATCAAGAAGCTACATAACATAGACCCAACTTCATCATCTGTATCCTGGCCCGATGCCCCACAATAAATTGACACTTCGTCCATTTTAAGGTGATTATCTGTAATTATTTGCTTGTTGAGTGGTTACGGATGAACAGAAGAGATTTCCTAAGTCTTTCGGCATTTTCCATGAGTGGTTTACTGGGGGCAAAAATGGCGTTTGCAAATGATATCCTTGTTGCTCCTTCTTTAACCATAGTAGATAACCCTCCTTACAACGGGGATCTCAGGCAAGCGCTACAGGAAACTACGCCTGGAAGCGTCCTGGTTCTTGGCAAATCGAAGCCTTATGACCTTACTGGATACTTTGTTTCTCCCACGCATACAGATGGGGAGCCCGTAACCAACACAATAGAAAACCTGACCATTATAGGGATGGGGATGCCAAGGCTTGCAGATGATAAATCGCACTTCATTCCTGGGTCAGGAACTATAATACTTGGTCTTATTATGAATAAGGCCAAAGGATTTCATATAGAAAACCTTGGAATTGATTGCGGTAATTATGTCTCTCAGAATGTATTCCCCAATGTCACCTATGAAGATTGCCTTCATATTTATGAAGCTGGTGACAATTCCAATATCTTCGTTAACAATATCAAGACGCTTAATTCTCTTGGGGTTTCTTCAAAGCCAGGGACTCATAGCATTCTGATTGAAAGAACCGGTGACGTTTACAAAGGATATGTAGAGTGCATAGGCGGGTTTCATGGCCTAACTCTAAAAGGGTGGAATATCACTGGGGGATGGTCTCACTGCTATGCTCAATATGGTGATGGGTTTATTCTTAAATCTGATTCAGGGACTAAATGCAGGGATATTCATCTTGATGGAATCAAAGTTGGTCTTATTGATAACACAGGATGGCCTGACATATCTATGGGGGGGATTTACGACCCGCATGACGGGCAGACTATTGACAGGGTGACCATAGGAGAACTCGCAATTCAGGGTGCCGCTTGGGGTCTGGTGGCAGCATCATCTAGTGATGGATATACTACTAACATCAACATCGGCATATTCTCTGCCATTGAGGTTTATGGGAATTACTACGCACTTGAAATAAATGATAAGTGCGTAGGGTGGAGTCTTGGACAGCATGCGATTTCTGCAGCATCTGGAGGCATAAGAGTTAATAAAAATGCAGCTTATATTGATATAGGTCACGGATACTCAAAGAACAATACAAGAAGCGGATATTCTCTTGGTGGCAACACTTTAAGTCATGGAAGGCTTTTAACTAATGAAAATGGTGAATATGGCGTTGAATATACTGGCGGTTATGGCTTTAACAAAGATGAAGTTATAGCATATGTCAATGGACTAGGAAGCTTTAATGATTTGCCATCAGCTATTCAGGGCAATCCAATAAATGGGTGGGCTAAAGACAAAAACTTTAAAGCTATAGTTTGCGGTCATCGCGTATTCATTAGCGGGCGATTGAGAAAAGGAACCGCTTCACCTGCATTTTCTATTCCTGCTGCATTACTACCCAAAGAGGATGTGCCTGTGCATGGTGTAGGGGTAAATCTAGGTGTTAATGCTATCCCCGTGCAGGCTTGGGTTAGATCTTCAAACTCACCAACTAACCCAGGTATGTTCGATGTTTGGGGGTTTGCATCAACGGATTCATACGTAGATTTCAACAGTTCATATGACATTGCCTGAACATACATTTTAGCCCGGACCTGTTCCGGCCCCCCCCCCCCTCCATTACTGCAACACTCAACTTCCATCCTAAAATTTACAATCAAAGCAACCTATTAACTGTTAAGGTTAATCGATGGCCTGGATGGCGCGCCCATGACATCGGTACTTTATCATTTCCCTGCTTAAAAAAACTGTATGCATAAGCAGTAATTGAGGTGTTCATTATGGGATTCCCGAGTCCAGCGCAAGATTACGTTTAGCTGCGCATATCTCTCGAGCAGTGCATCATATCGAGGCCAGCGGCTACATACTTCATGAGATCCGGAGCGACACACTACCGCGAGGCATCATTAGCGGTGCTCTGCCTGTCGTTGATGCCTCACTGAAGGCATGTGATTGTTCGTTGCTGGTTTGCAGAATGGATGGAGAAATGAGGACAAGCGATACTGCAATCATCACTGAGAGGTCTGGTGAGTTTTATGATTTCTCGGTGACGTGAGACAAAAATGGGACGTAAAGGCTTTTATATGCCTTTCGACCAATTTCTATCTTTTTCGAAGATGGGACGTGTGAGCGCAGGTGTGACGTGGTATGTTGTTGACTTAAAAGGTGGTTCTAGGAACTTCTAA